ATGTTGATATAGCAGTGCGGAGCGGTGGCATTATATCAATGCTTGATGCCGTTGTGTCGGTCACGATGTACAAAGCGCCGCCAATTTCGAAGTAATCACCAGCAACTGCACCTGTCGTCGTACCCGTCACCGTCGTCGCACCCTTTGTGCCTGCCGTAATCGTCCCTGTGGCGGTCGTATTGTGTAAGGGGTTTCCCATCGTAAAGGTGTTTGCCTGACCCCGTAGAGCGGCAAAGAAGCCCTCTACCTGCTTTGCATCTGCGCGCTTTAGTGGCGGCAATGTAACCTCTGCCTCCCACCTCACACCTTGATGCTGATAGGTTTGTTGGTCGAAGGTAAAAGGGGACACGCTAATCGACGTTGCTGACCGAAGCCGCATCGTCATGCTCTGAATGCCTACGTTAGGAAATGCCGCCATTACGCCGTCCCCATTGCTCTACTGAATGAACCGCCTCGCATTCTAGCATCAGCGACCGCTGACTTGGCCGCGTTGCTAATCTGTGGCAGTAGGTTGGCAATCTCGGCACGTACAGTTTGCTGTACGCCTGTTGTCACGTTGATTGTCTGATTGACTACAATACCACCGCCACCTAGCTGGTCATTAGGCAAAACGCGACCTGTTGTGCTTGGCACGAATATTTCTGGGCCTTTCTCTCCGACAAGGTAAGGATTACCGCCAGTCGCAACACCGCCTCTAGCCAATGCACCAGTCACAGACCCGCCACCGCCTGTAGGTGCTGGTGTGCTACCGCCTCCTAATGCGCCCGTGATTGCGCCGAATGCCGCATCGACGATGTACTTTTGAATGAGCATCTGAATGAGGCTATCGATGACTGACTTAGCCATGGACTTAATAGCATCGCTGAACTTCTGTGCGCCTGTAATTGCCGCAGTAAATGACTTACCTAATCCAGTAATCGCTTGGTCGCCTAGCTTTTCCAATTGTGGTGTTAAGTCACCAGCTAATTCTCTCGTGCGTTGTAGATTTGACATGAAGGTTTCAAACGCACTAGGCAATGCTTCATTAAGACCGTCGCCTAAGTCATTGACGTCATCTGTGGTTTGCCCAATAGTCGCGCCAACCTGTGTGATCAGGTCAATTAACGACTGAAAATCGAATTTCGTGAATCCACCAAAAGTTCTTTCAGATTCATCGCCTAGCGCCTTTATCGTTGCAATTTGTTGCTCTAGCTTATCGCGCAATTGCTCTTGATGTTTTATCAGCGCCTCATTGGTGCCTCCTAAACCGCTTGCCTCCTCTGCATAACCTGCAAGCTGTTCATTAACTCGCGCTAAATCTTCCTCTAGCCCTTGCAGGCTTCGCGTCTCAATACTGGAAAATGCGTCGTTGATTTGTCTGCGGAAATCCATGACAAAATTTGCAATGCCTACGAATGCATTTAAGACGCTTTCTAGTCCGCGTATTCCCTCTTTTAAAGAATCTAAAAATCTACCAGCTAACTCTTCTCCGAATTCTTTGACGCTTCCATTAGCATCAACAATGCCTGTTTTAACTTTTTGAGTCATCAAGTCAGAAAACGCTGACAATGCTGGCGCTAGTGCCGATACCGTTTGCTTAACTACGCCACCGAATAACGACTGCAATCTGAATAATGCGTCGTTTGCATCCTCAACGCCCTTTGCCGCGCTTGATGACATAACCACACCAAGACTTCGCGCTTCACCTAATAAATCTGAAAGGCCGTCACGCCCCATGCCAAGCGTATTGACAAGCGCGGCACCCTCAGAGTCAAACAGCTTAAAGGCTAAACGTAGTCGGTCAGATTCATTCTCAACGTCAGCGAAAGCGTCAGCAAGTACCAGCATGCGCTCATCAAGTGGCAACCTTACGAGTTGTCTTGCGTCAATGCCTAGTTCACGAATGGCGCCCTTAGCTTCACCAGTACCGACAGCCGCCTCCGACGCTCTACGAGTGAACCGCTGTAGCGCCATATTCATCGTATCAACTTGTACGCCAGTCAATTGCCCCGCGTATTGCAAGGCGCTTAAGGCTTCGGTCGTCGTGCCTATTTTCGATGCTGTTTTGGCTAGTGCGTCAGTAGACTTTAAAGACTGACTGATAAGCAGACCTAAACCGCCAGCACCTACAGCGCCGACTAGCGCAGTCTTGAAGTTGAAGAATACTTTGGAGAGTTTGCCAAAGGCGGCTTTAATTCCGCGCAGGGCTTTCTGCGTTTGGTCAAACGCTTTGATTACAATGCTAACGGACTCAGTTGCCATCTTTAGACTCGCTCATGATTTTGAAGTAAGCGAGCCACTCATGAAACTCAGTAACCGATATCTGCTCTACTTCTTCGATAGTCTTATGTAGGCGGTCAGCTAGTGCAATGAGATTTAACCTAGACTGACCGCTCTTCAGTTTTTTTCGACATCCTCAATCGACTCGATAGTGCCGAACATCTCATTGGCAATACCTGAGACAACGGTTGTCTCTTCCCCCATCAAATCCAGCTTGTCTTCAGCAGAGGTGAACAGCTTATCGCCATCCTTGCTTTCTGCCTTCATAACAATCAGGTCAACCATTGCCGCAATGCTAGGGTTCTGCATTACCTGTGGATGACGCTTCTGTAGCTCGTTGAGGTCGTAGCAAGTGAGCGGACGACAATACAGGCTAAATGGCCCCTCATCGTCTGCCCACTCTACCACGTCGATTTTACGGCGAGACTGCTTACGTCGCGCACGTAACTCTTTAGCGAGTCCCATTAGTTAGTCGCTTCTGTGATTGCACCTGATACCTGCACAGAGAATGACGCCTCTACCAGACCGTCATACGATGCAGAGATAGTCTTTGCAGTCACAATGCCAGCACCGCCGTAATACTTCTCGCCAGTACCTGTGCCTGTAGGGTGAATTTCCCAGTCGATGGCCGCGCCAGAATCAAGCACCAAGTGCTGTGCGTCTGCGTCATCCCAAAGCGCGTCGATAGTAAGAGTCGCGTCTTTGAGGCTAGACAGGTATGACTTAACTGAGTCACCCATTACAGTGTCCTCAATAGTGTCAGCCGTCTCATCAATAGAGTACGAGCGAACCTCGCCAACAACTGCCTCTGTTCCACCACTAGCGGCAACCTTCACTGAACCGCTTGAGCCTTTATGTGTAGCCATGAATTTTCTCCTTTACGCGTCGCCGCGTGTGTATGAATAAAGAATCTGAACGGTAACGATAACGCCGCCAATGGGGTCTATTGTACCATCATCCACCTCAACGCTAATAACCTGCGTATCTATAGCGTGACCGCCACGCGTTCTATCCTCGTCGAGTTTTTCGTCGATAGCCTCCGCGATTTGATTGCGGGCTGTGTCGATGTTCTTGTGCTTAACAAAGCAAATCAGTTCATAGTCGATAGTGCCATGCCGACTCGTAGCACTGCCGCCCATGCTGGCATCCTCACGCGTCTCGTTCGCTGTGCGTACAAGTATCGCCGGAAACTGTGCATTTGATAGCTTGTCGAAGTCAAAAGGCTCACGCGTCACTTTCTTCACGTTAGGCGTAGAGATAGCTGATAGTGCCGTTACGATATTGGCGGCTATATTTTCTCTCACGCTCATAGTTTAAGCCCCTTAAAGTAGACATCACGGATAGCGCGTGTGTCGCTCTTGTTGAGTCCAAAGAATGGCCGCTTGCGGTTGTTCATTGCCGCCTTCTTAGACTCTGCTCTGCTGTCAAAGAATATGAAGCCGTCCTGACCACGTAAACCTGACTGCATGGACTTACGCATTTTTCCTGTAAATATCAGATTAACTCTATCGACCTGTCTGCCTTTGCTTTTACGGAATCCTTTATAGGCTTCTGAGTACGGACGGAAAGGTTGCTCGTGAATATCTAGCCCGAGACTCGTGCGCTTCTGTATGCGGTTCAAGCCTTCAGCCGCCGCCCTGCGCATCGCTCGCTTGTGGTTCTTGGTAAACGTGCGGCCCAGCTTATCGACCATCTTGCGAAGGTCACGAGGCTTTGTGTCGATACTTACAGTAATCATCGGTCGAGGCGGTTAAGCGCAACAGGCTCTTTTTCTTTGTCGGTGACAGTACCGTCGTTATCTGCATCGTACTCAACACCGTCCTGAAATACTGCGTCTAACTCCTCGCCATAGCGCGCTTTGTAGAAATCAATCATCTGCAAGAAGCGGTCGTCATCAACCCAGTTAGTTAGCTGTGGCAGTGCGTACTTCCATAATACGAGGTAAGAGTTGGCGCGAGTCCACTGAGAGTCTGTGAGATAGCTTACGACCATCTCGCCTTGTATGCCTTTACGGTGCCACCAGCGGTTACGAATCTCACGCTCTATGTCTGCCTGCGCCCTGCCATGCTCATCGCTGAAGGACGTGATGCCAAAGTCTAAGATATCAGGAACCAACTCAACTAGATTGCTGTCGTCACTAAATGCCATGTCGTCACCATTTTACCCTAGCAGACCAGTAAACCGCGTCTAGCGGTGTCGCGTTGCGTAGGTTCTTCTCATGTCTTGCGTACCAAGCCGCTCGCATTGCTTTGTCGCGGGCCGACTCACCGTCTTTAGGTGGGTAAGTCTTCGCGCCTTTCGCGCCGAACCTAACTAGCTTGATAACGCCTTTGTAGCGAGCCAATACCGCATGCGACTTTGAAGGATGTCGTGGCGTTCGCTTTGCCACGTTGTAGTCCTCAAATCTTTCGCCTCGATAAGTGACTGCCATATAAACCTCAGAGTAAAGCGGCCCCGAAGGGCCGCGTACATCTTAGAGAGTAGCGTCGAAGAACAGCTCTACACCGTAGCTGTCATCAAGCTCGCCAACACCGTATACGGCAGTAGCGTTAAGCTCGAACGCACGGTTAGATGCGTCACGCTCTGTCTCAAGGTTGAAGTCACGCTTCATAGCAATACACATTGCCTCACGCGCAAAACATAGACCTTTCGCGTCTCCGTTTCCATCTACAGCGATATTTGCTGACTGGTAAACGTCGATGCCAGCGATAGAACCTACGAAGCCACTGCGCATCGCTTCGTTCTGTAGGTCGCCACCGTTGGGGTTCGCGAAGGTATTGGTCAGGTTAGCTGACAGCTGGTATGCGTGGAATGGGTGTACCACTGCAACGTAGCCGCCTTGCGCCTTGTTGTTGCGAAGAGTTGCCGCCGCCTTGAACAGGTCAGCAACAGTAATCTCCTGAGCCGCCGCACCGATTGAAGTAGAGAAACCATCGAACAAAGCGATGATGTCTGTATCCATCTTAGTAGCGATAGAGTTACCGAGTACAGTGCCAAGCTCCTGTGCAGGGTTGCCAGCGCCCATTGCCGCCATGTCAGTAAGCAATACCTGCGCACCAACTTCGCCGACAGATACAGTGACGCCAGAAGTGCTGACAGTAGTAGAAGACATGTCAGTGCCTTCAGTAAGGTCAGCGGCAGTCACTGCTGGGTACTTTGGTACCTGAATGGTAGTACCAGCAACATTGCCGATGTCGTAACGAGTGATGAGGCCAGCCATGAGTGACTGTTCCTCGGCTGTGAAGCGAGCCTGCATGATGATGTTTGCAAACAGGTCGTCTAAAGTTGAACTAGTAGTTGCCGCCATGATTGTAGTCTCCTAAGTAAGCGGTTATTTCTTAGCTAACATCATTGCACGGTAAGCCTCTTTGCCACCGCTATTCCAGTTAGCTTCCATTTCTACCGCCGACATAGGTTTCGACGTGGAACCACCTACCGCTGTCTGCGATCCAGCGCCACCAGATGACGCCTTAACGAAGTGCGGGTTTGTTGACAAGAAATCACCGACAAGCTCATCAACGCTCAACGGATCGCCGCTGTCGTTGTATCGTGGTGTCCCGTTCGCATCTACAACTTCTGCTGTGCCGTCTTCAGACAGCCGAACCGAACCACGTAACAACTGACCGACTTGCTCTGCCGATACTGCGTTGTTCCTACTCGCCGCCGTGAGCAAAGCTCCATCGACTAACTGGCTTTCGAGACGTTGCTTGTACGTCCTAATTTCTAAGTCTTTCTTTTCGACG